GTTGAATCAAGTGGTGCTATTAGCATTACTCACACAGCAGGTGGTGTTATTAAATTTACAGAACATGCTGGTAGCCCAGTTTCAACAATGGGCTTAGATGCTGACGAACACGTACAATCATTAGGTGGTGGTGTATATCTAGCAAGTCCATTCCTTCCAATGGAATCAGGCACAGTTCCTTATACATACTCAGCAACAGAACCATACAATAATCCAGCAGATGGACAATTATGGTACAGCTCTGCTCTAACAGAAGTTGACATCATGGTTCATAATGGTACAACTTGGAAGGGCTATCAAACAATTACTAACGATGATCGTGGTTATAATCTAAGTTTGACTGATCCTGCTGGTCCAATTGTTAGTGCAAGTGAGCCTATGGAACAAAGCGATGGCAGTGCATTGTCCTACGGTGACTTGTGGGTTGACACCAGTGATTTAGAAAACTATCCAAAACTGTATCGTTATGAAAATGTCAGCGGCACCGGACAATGGGTATTAATTGACAATACTGATCAAACAACATCTAATGGTATACTTTTTGCTGATGCACGTTGGGGAACTGACAATACAGTGGATATAGTTGTAGATGACAAGCCCAGCATTGTTAGTTTGCTAACTAGCAATCACTTGGATGTAGATGCACCAGTTGCAGCCAACTATCCTCGTGGTATGTTGCTGTGGAATACACGTCGCAGCGGATTCAATGTAAAAGAATTTGCCGAAGACTATTTCAATTCAACAAATTTCCCCGATGCTGATTTGACCGGTTACGACGTAACCAATGCTTGGAAAAATGCCAGCGGCAACAAAGACGATGGCAGTCCATACATGGGTCGCAAAGCGGCACGTGCCGTGGTTGTTGGTGCACTAGTATCAGCAATAGGCAACAGCACTGAAATCCGCGAAGAACAACGCAATTTTAACTTGATTGTTTGCCCTGGTTATCCAGAATTAGCAGACGAAATGGTAGCGTTGAACAACGATCGCAAGGGCACAGCATTTGTGATTAGTGATACCCCAATGCGTCTAGCTGCAAATGGAACAGCATTGCAGAACTGGGCACTGGGTAATGCAGAAGACAGCATTACTACAGCAGATCCATACATGGGCATATACTATCCCAGCGGTGTAACCAGCAATCCGTTTACAACTGGCAATTCAGAAATAGTTGTACCGCCTAGCCATGTTGCTTTACGTACAATTATTCGCAACGATGATGTGGCATTCCCCTGGTTTGCACCAGCTGGATTACGCCGCGGCCTAGTAGACAATGCAACCAATGTTGGTTATATTGATGCTGCGACTGGTGAATTGCAAGTGGTAGGTGTTACGGAAGCATTACGTGACACACTGTATGAAAACAAGATCAATCCAATTACATACTTGCCAGGAACTGGCTTGGTTGTATATGGACAAAAGACCTTGAATCCATACGCAAGTGCACTGGATCGCATCAATGTTGCACGTCTAGTTGTTTATATTCGTGAAAGACTACAGCAAATCGTTAAACCATTCTTGTTTGAACCTAACGACAAGATTACACGCGATGAAGCTAAACAGGTCGTTGAAAGCTTGATGAATGACCTAGTAGCAAAACGTGGTCTGTATGACTATGTAGTTATTTGCGATACTAGCAACAATACGCCTGATCGCATTGACCGCAATGAGTTGTATATTGATGTAGCAATTGAGCCTGTTAAAGCAGTTGAGTTTATTTACATTCCAGTACGTATCAAGAATACTGGATCAATTGCAGCAGGAACCTAATAAAGCGTGGTGATAGGGGATTAGTCCTCTATCACCTGCCTCAAGGGTTAAATTTTGGGGCAGAAGCAATATTAAGTAAAAGACATAAATATTGGTATACCCACTAAGGAGTAACTAAAATGGCAGTAGCAAGTTTAACAAAATTTACAGTACCACTAGCAAGTGATCAAAGCGCCAGTGCACAGGGCTTATTGATGCCCAAACTGCAATATCGTTTCAGAGTCAGCTTTGAAAACTTTGGTGTCAGTACTCCGCGAACAGAGTTGACCAAACAGGTCACAGAATTTAAGCGTCCCAGTGTAACTTTTGGTGACATCACAATAGATACGTACAACAGTAAAGTTAAGTTGCTGGGTAAACCAGAATGGCAAGATGTTACAGCCACTTTCCGTGATGATGCACAGGGTCAAGTTAGCAAACTGATTGGCGAGCAAATCCAGAAACAATTTGACTTTGAAGAACAAGCCAGCGCAAGTTCTGGTATTGACTACAAGTTCATTACACGTTTGGAAATGTTGGATGGTGGCAATGGTGCTAATGCTCCTACAGTGTTGGAAACTTGGGAAATGTATGGTTGCTTGGTTAGTCAAGTTGATTATCAAACAGTCAACTATGCAAACAATGAAGCAGTAACCATCAATATGACTATCAAGTATGACAATGCGGTACAGACCCCAATGGGTTCTGGAGTTGGTGCTGCTGTAACACGTACACTTGGTACAGTAGTAACAGGATAATTAAAACTATAAAACGACTCGAAGCCCGGCTTAAAAACCGGGCTTTTTCTT